GCATCTCAGGCAGCCTTCGTTAGAAGGCTAGACCGGTGAACACCGGGGTCCACCTACGCTTCAGCTTTGTGGCGTAGGGCACATTACTCGTCAAACCGTCAGATTGTAACGGAGGAAGGATGTCGATGTTGTCACCCATGAGTACGCTTTGGATAGCTCGTCTAAGAGCATCTCCTTCGTGTATACCATGAGGACACTCGCATCCGTCCAGTCGTAACAACCTTCGGAGATATTCCTCTGTACGGACATGAGTTCTACCGTCATCTCGACGATGAGCTCCATTCCGTTGAGGTATGCCCCCGCTTGGCAGTTGCCCTTTAGAGATATGAAACGATGATACAGCTCTTGCGTTTGCAAGGTTGTTAAAACATCGAAGCATGTTTCCCTCAAGGGTTTCTGCTCTGTCGGCCTGGACCTTACTTGAAATAGACAAGCCTCGAGCACGATAAGTGCATCGATCCTTGTCCCAATACAACGGTCCCGTAAACAGGACTGAAGTATAGTGAAGAACTCCAATTGGCTCAACGCTAGTTGGAATTTCTCCCTTTCGAGTATGGTTGATGTGGTCACGTATGTATCTGGCAGCATGCCAATTTCCTTTCATGTAAAATGTATTGGATAATGAAACATGTGAAGCCAGTACGGCCGCATCACGAGATTTGCCGGTAAAGTCCCAGCGACGTACGTAGGAAGGGGTAACGTCCTCTCCCATATAGTAGTCGCCGCCACAAGACTCCCTAAAGAGTCCTGTGGTGAAGGATTTGTCATGGTTGACAGCAAGGCCGAAGGCCTCTAAGTCTTCCATGACGCCGGCAGCCAACGAGGTGGGGACTATAATGTCGTCCCCGTATACGGAAATATCTGCAGAGACACTCCGTAGAACCTTAGTTGATGGACGCAAGTCCTTCTGACGTAGTATTGAATAGCAGACAATGCTAAAAAATACCATGGCTTCAATGGGAAAGCACAAAGCTGAACCCATCGAGGCGTACTTGTTTAACGTTACCAAGTACCCAGAAGGAAGTCGGGCCGTCCTGCTTCTACAATCTTGAACGTAGTTTGAGAAAGTAGGGCAGGATTTAAAGATGCTAAGAGCAAGTCCGTTATGGACAAGATCAGAAGCATCTTTCAGATCGATGGTCGACAATTTACCATCGATTGACCCGATTCGTGCCATTTCCCGATTTACGGATTGATCCGTGAATCGGATGGAACTATAAGGAAAGCGTGAGCTCTCCAAGTAGGCCATTAAGGGCTTTGCTATACTTTGCTGCATTAGCATCATGTAGCTAGGCTCTACTGAAATGATACGAGGCGTCTTAAGCGTTTTTGGGACGCTCACGACCCGTACGGGCTCTTCTTCCTCATCAGAAAGGAGAGTTATCCGTTCGGTTCCTCCGGCTGAGCCGGAGAAATAGTCGTGGGTGGTGTGAAAGTCGACCGGGAAGGAGGAATTACTCCGTTCTGGCCAACGAAGAACGTCGTGCCTTCGATTGAAGGTAGTACGTTCGGCACACGCGCCTGACCCGAACTTGCCTGGAAAACAATAAAATTCTCCAGATAAGACTTCGAGGTCAGACCATAGACAGCTATTAACCCTAGTCCAAAGACCATGGTTAATAGGCCCCCTATGACCGTTCCTTGAAATGCTTTCGTCATTAGACACGTACCTTTTATATGCAGCGTCCATACGTGCGTCAGAACAAGGCAACTCAACCTTTTTAAAGAGGCGGGTTACCTGTCTGATTGCACGGATGCTGTCTATACAAGGACGATCTCTAACGACGCCATCAGAGTCAAAAACTCGCATGAAGAACCCGGCCATAAAGGCCGGGAGCTTTCCACCACGTTTAAAGGGTTTGAACCCCTGAAAGCATTGTGGTGTGATGCGTCCAGATGCGAGCCCTTTGTCAAGGGCATCGCAAATGGAGGGAAGAGAGATCGTTAAGAACTCCATTCCTTCACTTTTGACTCGAGACTCGGCGTAAGCCAAGTCTCTATGTGTGGCTAGCTTGAACTGCAGTCCCCAATCAATGAGGACTCGTTCTAGGAGCTCAGTCGGTATTTTCATACATTCCTCCGTAAGTTACGAGGTGTGTGTAGACCGTCCAATGTATTGTATCTGAATCAGATACTTCCGATAGGCGAAGTGGGCCCTAAAGCTCACCAGCCAACAACTGATCACGATTAGCGGCGCTAAGCCACGTCATGATCGAGGTTGTCATGGCAGCGAGTTCGGTGTTACTGAAGCCCCAGCGAGGTTCGTCTACGACGATCATCACTGAAGCGGTAACTTCCTTATTCGTTGCACTGATCGGATCAGCGGCGACCTTAGCTTGCGTGAGGCGAACCTCACGACGAAAGCGATTGGTCGTCTTATCCTGCCGTGTGGTCAGAATGAACTGTTCATCAGCCGAATTGAATTGGCCGAGCCGTTCAGGCGTTTTGGTACCTACCCTCGCAAGAGGATAAGCGGTGCCGGAAACGGTCACACTTTGCGGATCTGAATACATTGAAGTCTCCTGTGTCTTTTTAAAGAAACGGAATCCACGGAATTGTGGACGCCGCTTTGCCGCGTTTCTATAACAACGCGAAGTTCCCTTACGGGAGTCTCGATAACCCTAAGGCACCGAGTATGGCTAACTGGCGGATGTTTAAATCTCCGTCCTTAAAGCCAAAACCAAAAGGACTGGCATGACAGCGCATTTTAATACGCGTAGTTGTGTCAGCCTGAGCGGTAACTTTCTCCGTTATATTAGAGGCATTACGAACGTTTTGCCATCTAGTAACGTGACGATTAACTTCTTTGGTGCGCATGATATATGCGTAATCCCAAATTAGTAGATCTTCAACACCCGGAGAAATTGCATCGACGAATTCACCTAGGTCGGTGAAGTAGTCGACGAGCCAAGACCAGGGTATCAAGTTATATGCGACGGAAGGAGTGATCCGACCGCCCATTATGCGTCGATACATTTTATTCTTCCATCCTTGGGTCCGAGGACCTTTTGGAAGGAAGTACCTGGCCTGCCCGACAACCCAGGTTCTGGATGAGGTTGATTCGCCCCAATCAGAACCATTACCATCACGGTAACAACCGGTTGTATGCACAGGTCGAATAGCAGGATGACCCTTGGTAGTTCTTACCGAGGAATCCTGATATGACGTGTTTGTGTCATGATTTGACATCTTTCTACGTCTTCGAACTGGTTTCCCTTCATCTCTAATCAATTGGTCGAGACGCTTATGCCGACTTTCGAAGGCACGAGCGAAGCCTTGGATGTCCCTGAACAGGGGTACCCATCCAAACTCGTGGGCTAAATACCATTCACCCGCGCTCGACTCCCAATACCGTTTCCGGTGTGGCTCTCGCTTGACACGAAGTCTCACGGCCTGACGAATTTTGTTTGTCAGATCATGAGTCAAGTGTTTTAGCATAGAGGGTACCTCTCGCAACTCAGCGAGAGATACGGCCAATGAGAAGTCTGGTTGTGCAGGTCTAATTAAGTTAAGACCTTCAGCGCCCAGAAGATAGAGCGAGTTCAACTCACTCATCAACTCATCTAGTGCCGCGTCCTTTGGCGATTCGAATGCCCCGACAGATACGTACCTGCCGGAGTAAGCTTTTCGCGAAGGAACACCATTAACGAAAACTGAGTGTTTTGACCCAGTCCGTTTAACGGTTGACACGTAGGATAACCACGACCCACCAGACCTCCAAGCACCATTACGGTACTCGTTAGTCTGGTTTATTGGCATATCTTTGTAACCTTCGATGAGTGGCCATTTGAAATAGCCATCAACGGGGTTACCTGACGCATAGGCATTATGGTATGTGCCTAACGTCTTAGCTACGCCAAAGTAGTTACCTGACATGATTAGAGACTCCTTACTCTTGGTTGGATCGTGTGAAGCATGCTCGACATGCGAAGCAAGATTCTGCAGCAAGCAACACACAGTGACCCTCCGAAAGGAGGCTCGCCTGGACACTCTCCCCTACGAGAGGGTGCCCATGCGGACGCCGCGCTTGCGGTGGACGCCCGGTCAACGTGCGCCCGCCCGCCGAGTTGTCCCTCGACCCGGCCACTCCGCTCACTCTGGCCCCCAAGTCGCTCCCTTACCTTCTTTCCGGAAACCGGAAGTAAGGCGGTATATTTTCTGCGGCACTGTCTAATCTGCAGTTCTTTTCAGAATTGC